ATTCAAAGAAGCATTTTTATAATTTTGGGGTTGGTGGGGTGGGTGGGTGGGTGGGGGGTTAAACAAAGACCAATGAAATAACCTCGTCTATTCTCTCAACTTCCATAAATTTAATTCCTTTAACTATTTCATTTTTTTCATATTTTTCCATAAAACTCAAATAATCCTGTTTATTTTCATTTGGATAAATAAATGTTTTTACACCAGCACGAATTCCGCCTAAAATTTTCAATTCCAGTCCGCCAATCGCAGTAACTCTGCCCTGTAAACAGATTTCACCTGTAATTGCAACATCATGTCTTATTTTACGACTACTAAAGAGACTGTATAAAACAATCGTAATTGCTGTTCCTGCCGATGGTCCGTCTTTTGGTGTTGCACCTTCAGGAACGTGTATATGAAGTCCTTGATTTTTGGTTTCTTCTAATTTTTTCTGTAATGCTAATGCCTCGGTTTCATTGTTTCTAAAAAATAAAGACCATGCTAAACTCTTTGCAACCGACATGCTTTCTTTCATTACCTCTCCCTGCATTCCCGTTAATTTCAAATCTAAAAATGTATTGCTTGGATAATAGATAATTTCTATGGGCAAAACACCCCCATTTCCCAATGAATTTGCCCATAACCCATTTATAAGACCAATCATAGGTTCTTTATGAATTTTTGGTGGTTTCATCTCTCTATGTTCCTTTAAATAATTATTACTTAGGTTATCAAGTGTAATCTGAATTGGCAAAGTTAAACTATCCGAAATTGTATTTTTTAATATATCTAGATTAATTCCGCCCATAATTTCAAATATCAATTCTTTTAATTTTCTAACACCTGGTTCACATGTATAATTTAGTATAATATGGGTAATAACATCATCGCTTATATCAATAATCGTGTTCAACCCCATTTTAGTGTAAATTTCGGGTAGGATAAATTGACGAGTGATTATCAACTTATCTTCTAATGATAAATGGTCAAACTTAACCCGATGAATTCGGTCAAGCAGAATACGATCAATCAAATCAACATCGTTGTATGAAAATATAAACAATGCTTTTGATAAATTCAAGTTGATACCATTAAAATATTTATCTTGAAAAGAATCATTTTGGGTCTGGTCAATTAAATGAGTTAATATACCAATAATCTCTTTCCCATTTTCAGTTTTACTTACCTTATCTAATTCATCAATAAATATAATAGGATTCATTATTTTGGTATCCATTAAAATATCAACAATTTTCCCCCAGGTTGAACCGACATAGGTATAATTGTGACCATCAAAGGTGCTGGAATTTGTAGACCCACCCATCGCTATAAATGAGAAAGGTCGCGAAATACCATCTTCGTCTTTTAAGCAATGTGCTATCCCTTTTTTGGCCAACGATGTTTTACCAACACCAGGCGGACCTTCAAATCCAATAGAATACCCCGTTAAATCGCCATTTAACCACTGCCCGATGATTCGTTCTATTTGTTTCTTTGCATTTGAATGCCCATACACGGATTGTTCTAAGGTCGCTGTTACATTTTTCATAAAATTTTGTATTTTATGTTTATTATCATCAATGAGTGTAAGTTGCTTCGTTAATTCGTGATGAATTAAAAAATCATGTTCTTTAATTGTCTTTTCTATAAATGTATACATTTCATTCATTAGAGATTCATTCATTAGATTTGGATGGTTACTACTACCGTTGTTGTTTTGTGTCATTATCTGAGTTACATCATGGACAATACATTCTCTCAATTGTTGTAAGGATTTTCCCGAGGGTTTAGATAAGGTATAACTATGTTTGCTTGTATGTATCTGTAGTAATTCCTTTAATTCGGCATATAAATCATTCATTTTCACTTTTGAAATAGAATTTACATACATTTCAAATTTGGATTTAAAATAACTATGAATATGGACTGTATACTCATTTTTCAATATCGGATAGTATTTATTTACCTCTAGACCAGTATAATTAGGTTTTAAGGGGAAAAAGGATTTTGGATTACATACTGCATTATTATAAAATTCTTTATTCAACCGATCTACCAATGTTTTAAAAATAGCGATATTTGCGGGCATCAATGAGAGAATCGGTTCTTGTTTGTAACTACCGAAAGGTATTTTTAACAACCCTTCTAAATATTGCATTGCTTTTGAACCAGTATCTTCGGCTTTCATTTTTACCTCTTTTAGCTTAACCATCGCCTTTTCTTTCACAGTATCGTCCGTTTTCATTAAACATATTCTTTGCTCTAAGGTCAAATGACTATTTTCTAATTTTGAAATTGTCTTTGGATAATTAAGTGTGAATTTCATTGCGTCCTTAAAGTATTTTTTTACATCATATGGAAAACTATCATAAAGTAAGGTTTGTTCATAGGTATCTATAATTCCGTTTATATCGTTTGATAGGAGGTCATATAATAAATATGCCAAATAATGACATTCGTTTTCAGTTGAATGTATTAATAACATTATTAATGTATTTCTTTTATCAATAATATCCTTGTTATTAAACTGATTAATAATATCTAAGACCGATTTTTTTAAAATGTTATTTTTATAGTCTTCAATAAAACAAATATATCTATCCTTAAGGTATTCATTACTACAGGTTAATAAATCGTGTAAGGTTATACATTTTATAAAGCGCGAATAGGTTTGGGCATTAAACATTTCGTGTGAAGGTATAGTTTCTTTCAACTCATTTAGTTTACACACCAATTCTTCATCTTCCTCACTATATTTCAGACCAATATCCTCTATCCACCCATAGACAATGATTGTATGTTGTTTATCAATATCATGCACTGCAACCTTAATACCAAATATTTCATTTTTTAAATTAACGGGGGAACTACTGGGGGAACTATTCAACTTAAAACAGTCCAAATTATCGGCGTTTTTAAATATCGTTTCTTCATTTGATTTCACCTTTGATTTCCAATCCAATAGTTTATAATAAAGGGGGTGTAGAAACGTGTTTAATAGGTTGAACCGTTTTTTATAATGAGTTTCTAAGTTATACTGACTACTAACACATATGTATATTAAATCATCTAAACTGTTGCATCCATATAAACTAATCAATGTTGATATTTTATTAATAATCGTCTGTAATTCGTCTATTGCTTCATCTTGACTTAGTGTAGTAATGCCATTTGATAAATTGCACAATCTATCATATATTCCGTCTGCATAATCTATACATACATTTAAATCGGTTGATTCTATAAAATCCAATTTTTTATTAACCTGATTTGCCCTGATACATTTTTTAATAATTTCTTTTAATTTTATAATTTTCGTTTGAATGATTGTTTCAAAAGAAACATCCATATTATATCTATACTGTATAGAATATTATATGAACAAATAAATGAATATACGAATACTGATAGTTATACTAATAGTTATACTAATAGTATATTCATTTTTATACTTATAGTTATACTTATATAAAGCAATTTTAGTGATATATATAGAGACACTCTTTGAATAAGGCAAATGGGGATTCCTAGTTACTTTGCACATATTGTTAGAAATCATAGAAAAATTATTAAACAACTTTCTGCTTCAACCTTAGACGGTAAAAAAATGAATAATTTATATTTAGATTGTAATTCATTTATTTATGAAGCATACCAAAGTGTATATGCAAACCAGACGAATGTATTTAAAAACCACAAAGGAAAAACGCCTGATGCAAAGTCCGCCTTTGAAAATGATATTATTAAACAAGTTATCCTCAATTTATCCAAATGTATCAAGGAAATTAATCCAGACAAGCGAATCTTTATTGCCTTTGATGGTGTTGCACCCATGGCAAAATTAGATCAACAGCGTAATCGGCGGTATATGACTGCCTTTCAAGAACAACTAAAACCCGTTGATACTACGACCACGACCACGACCACAACGAAGGATAGCAGCATCTATCATTGGAATCGTTCAGCCATCACGCCCGGAACAGAATTTATGCATAAACTAGGGATTGAAATGACAAAACGGTTTTCTAATCCCCAGGACTATGGTGTTGAACAACTTCGTGTATCCACCAGTGCAGAACCTGGCGAAGGTGAGCATAAACTCTACGAATATATCAGAGATAATGCCGATTTTCATAAAAATACCAATACACTTATTTATGGAATCGACGCCGATTTAATCATGCTTTCTATTAACCATTTACATATTTCTGAAAATATATTTCTTTACCGAGAAACACCTGAATTTATTAAAAGCATTGACAAAACACTGAACCCGAACGAAAAATATGTATTGGATATTCCGTTGCTGGCAAAACACATTATCAGTGAATTATCCAATCAGACCGATACCAAAGAACCCGCGATTAATGCAATTTCCTTAAAAAACAATATTATTTTTGATTATATTTTTATTTGTTTTTTCTTGGGCAATGACTTTTTGCCGCATTTTCCAGCATTAAATATTAGAACCAATGGTATTGCAAATTTAACCAATGCATATAAACACGTCTTTCAAGACAAAAACGAAACCTTGACGACGAACCGAGAAATTAACTGGAAAAATGTCCGAAAGTATGTGGCGCATTTGGCCGCCCAAGAGCATGACTTTATTAAAGAAGAATACGTCTATCGGGGAAAAATAAGTAAACGTGCTCAGTATGACACAAAACAGGATGATGAGCATTTATTGCTTCCCCTGAAAGAACGCGCCGTTGAATTATACATTAATCCTTCTGATGCCTGCTGGGAAACGCGCTATTACAAAGCGTTATTTAAAACCAAAATCAACGATGAACGTTGCAAAGAAATCAGCACCAATTATTTGGAAGGACTTGAATGGACGATGAAATATTATTCAACGGGTTGTGCCGATTGGCGTTGGAGTTATAATTATTACTACCCGCCCTTATTAACCGATTTGGTAAAATACATTCCTTACGCTAACCAATCCTTCATTACCACTCAACCCAAAAAACCCGTATCGCCCTTGACCCAATTGAGTTATGTGCTGCCACCCAGCAGTATGGAGTTGCTTCCGCCGGCGTTGCGTGAACGGCTTTTAAAAGAACGCCCGGAATGGTATGTTGGAAATTATGTCTTTATCTGGTCTTTTTGTAAATTTTTCTGGGAAGCGCATGTGGATTTACCGCCGATTGATATTGACGTTTTGGAAAAAATGGTGAAGAGTTAACTATATACAATTAAAAAATACTTCTACCTGACTGGAGTGGGACTATGCCTTTATTTTAATTATTATTCTTTATGATGTTGCTGCTGTTGCTGTTGTTGCTGTTGCTCTTGCTGTTGCTGATGTTGTTGCTGCTGTTGCTGTTGCTCTTGCTGTTGGCGGCGGTATTCTTCTTCTTCCTTGCGCATTTGGGCCACAATCCGTTCCATTTTGGTGGAGTCACCTGCATCGCGATTGTAAGCAAACGAATTCACCTCATCTTGACTAAAATCAATTCCGATTTTTACATCATTCTGATAGCCAACCATTCCAATTACTTTCGGAGGCATGCGCTCGCCTTGCTGTAATCCCCAAAATGGACGGTTGACGTTGGTAACTGTTCCGGAAACCATCCGGCGCAAGAGTTCTTCTTTGTTTAATCCTTTGATGTTAACCATTCTGTTGTCTTGTGTTGTCTTGTGTTTGGTTAATCGTAGTTACAACCAAAGCATTTCAATTTTTTGACTTAATGCATTAATAATAAAACACATTAATAATAAAACACATAAATAATATATTTAAACAGAAATGTCTACTCTATTATTATAACATGTCTAAGCAAATTATTACTGAATTAAATGTTGCCGATTTGGAAAAGTTACAAGCAACCATGGGAAATGCCGTATTGATTCTTAAATTTGGTGCCGAATGGTGTGGACCGTGTAAGAAAATTGCGCCGGCCTATAAAACGTTTATTAGTAAATCGGCAAGTAATATTATCTGTGCCGATATTGATGTGGACGAAAATATAGATTTGTATATGGCACTAAAAAAGTATAAAATGGTGCAAGGCATTCCAGTTTTTCTGGCATTTTACGGCGATGCAAAGAGAGATAAATGGTATATTCCCGACGATTCGGTGGTCGGTGCCGATGAGAAAAGCGTGGCCGAATTTTTTAGGCGATGTGCCGATAAGGCATCCCTGCTAGTACCCTATACGTATTATAGTTAACGTAGAAGGTAGAAGGTAGAAGGTAGTGTAGTCTTATACCAACTTAATATTTTTACACCGTTCTACCAGCATGACCTCTTGGACCAATGTATTTCGCAAGGCATCCAATTGGGTTTTCAACTCTTTCACTTGTTGTCGTTCTTGTGCTTTTAAGCCTTTATTTTTCTCTCCCACGGTTTTCAATTCGGCAATCTCGCGTTTAATAGATTGCATTGTTTCTTCGGTTTCTCTTTCAATCCCTTCTTTGATGTCTTTCAGGCATTTTGCCTTTTCATCGCGGTTTTTAATCGTTTTACATTTACTTTGTTTGTTTTTCACCAAAGTTTTAATATTTTTTTGCGTTTCACGTAAGCGTTTATTCAACTCTTTTATGTGAAGTGTATCTTGTTTTTTACTGTTCGCTGCCTCTTTGTTTTGCGCTTTCTTTGCCATTTTATCATCTTTATTGCCTTGTAAAAAGAGTTGTTTGCGTAATTCGGCATCTTCAATATGCGACATAATGGCCGGCACTTCAATCATAATGGGTTGCGCGAATTGGGTCGGGTCCTGTTCGCGGTTTAAATAACTAATGTAGCCACTTAATTCATCGGCCAACATTTTAATACCCGTGTTGGTTAAGAGATTGTCCGAACTCATATACTTCTTTTTAAAGTCGTGTATATCTGTCGTTATTTTCTCTCGTGCATCCTCTTTACACAAATTAATGAGTTGAAACAGTTCCATTGGACTATCGGTAAAGGGGGTAGCTGTCATCAGCAATAAACGTGCCGAATCTTTACCCGATACCTTGTAACTCTTTTGTAGTAATTCTTCCATTATTTTCATATTCGGTCGTTCGGACGCTTTTAGGTCGCCTCCATAGAGTTTATGCGCTTCGTCAATAATAATTAAGGTTTTATGCAATATATCGGTCTTGCCATTACGTTGAACCAGTTTATCCATGTATTCATTATGCGCACCAGGCGTTAATAAGTTGCTGAACGTTTTATAACTGATTGGTTCTATCCAATTTTTACTAAGCAGGCGTTTTCGCCGACTAAGGTCATCCGGTATTTTTAATCCTTGGTTCTGCATTTTCTCTGCCAAGACAAGGTGGCAGACATCGTCAAACATATTTTTGTAGACATCCCCTTTCAAGGTATTGCGGGTGACCCATAAAATGGTGTATCCTTCCGGTTCAAAGGAGGACGTCGCCGTGGCAATGGCACTACACGTATTATGTGTCACGGTAAAATCGCCTAATAAATAACGACAATTCCCATCTAAGGTAAACCCATAATAATCGCCACAATCG